TGAAATAGTTCCAGAATAATCAGTTGCAGCAGTTGCGTCTAGCTGCATATTGGCAAGAACTACGCCATCAGTTAAAGATGTAATGGCTGTTGTGTTTTGATTGCTGTTTAAAACTAATCCAATCCATCCAGTATTTGTTGAATTTGCCACATCTGAGTAGGATATTTCAGCAACGCAATTTCTTAAAACAGTTATATATGTTCCAAGTGCTGCGTCATCACTATATCTTAAAACACCCAAATTAGTGTTATTATCAACTGTAGAAAATCTTCTTATTTTTGTATTTGTTGATCCGAATCCATTTCCACCTGAAAGTTTTATTACTTCAGTATCAGTCCCTTTATAATTTGTAAATGGAGTTACATCAACTGATGTTAGATTTGGCTTACCGACTTTAGAGATTGTGAAGGAAACAAAAGCATTTAGAGTCCCGTCTGCATTTAGGTCATAAACAACTGGTCTAATTACATCACCTTTAACTAATTGACCTGACCATGCTGCATTGTTTGAATGATTAGCTCCTGATGCTGTTGCAGTTGCTAAAACTGTTCCAAATGTTCCTAATTGACCACTTCCACTTCCATTTTTAACAATACCAAATGTTGTAATGGCATTGTAGGAATCAACGTAAGAAATCTCATAAGTTCCATCTTCGTTAATTGTATAAGATGCTCCTAAGTTTGATGAATCAGAATAAGTTATGCTTGATCCAAAATTGTCAGGAGTATTTGAAAATCTTCTAACATAAGTATTAGTTAAACCTTTTCCTGCTCCTACTGTATTTCTTACCGAACTATCACTTTGAGTAAATTGAGGAAGTACGTTTGAAAGGGAAACTTGAATATTTGTTTCAGAGAAAAATGCTTGGAATCCTTGACCAAATGTTGCGGCAGTTGATCCCGCAGAAATGGCTGCGGAGTGACATCTAAAAACATCTCCAACATTTACTCTTCCATACCAAACTAATGGACAACCTTCAGTGTTTCCATTGAAATTTGCTGCAATATTTTGCCCAGCCGTCATTGAATTGGGATTTGTTGTGAATTGTGTTGCATTTTTAGATAAAGAAATGTGAGCCGTTCCACTAGTAACTATACTGGCATTGATATGTAAATAACCTGACTTTTTCATTGTTAGCGAAAAACCAAGTGCAGGATCGTTTACTACAGTAAAAGCATCTCCAACTATTTTTTGAATACCATTAAATTTACAAACAACATTGTTAGTAGAGGCTGTTCCGTTAAATTCACCCATAATTAGTTCAGACGTTGGCAAATCAATCTTTTGATCTGAGCTTATATTGATTTGCTTAGTTGATCCAACTTTTGAAATTGCAAAAGATGTATTTGGCAAATTTATAAAAGACGTTGATGAATTTCCTAGTGGGTAAATCTTATCACCAGCACTCAGTGGTCCAGAGTAAGCCAAGTGCACAACACTGCTTTCATTTGCTCCGTTTCTGTATTTGTAATCAAGAAAATCACTTCTTAGTGCCGTGAACGCAGTTGTGAAATCAGTGCTATTTAATCCTATTGCATAATGAGATGTTTCTCCGGAACCTTGAACATTTATTTCCCAGTGAATGTCATAATATCCACTTTCTTGAACCGTTACCTCTAATCCATTAATTGAACCAGAAGTCAAACTAATAGCAGAACCAATCATGTTTCTTGGTGCAGAAAAATACGGAACTCTCGTACGAGTTGATGCATAGCCTGTCATTGTAAACCAAGTCATTTGACTATCAGGTTGAGTCGCAAACACTGCCGAAGTTAATGGAATGGTTTTTGAAGTTGTTTCGTTAGCAGCCCATCCTTGAATTGGAATAATTGCGTTAATAGAAGCATTTAATCCGTTATTAAAATTATTACCATTTGACTTACTTAATTCAGCAATACCTCCACCAGAATAAGCCATACCAAAAGTAATATATCCCTTAGACGGTTCAATTAGTGGAGTGATACCCAAATACGCAGCACCTGTAAAATTCAATGATCCAGAACCAGCAACTTCTAAACTAGATATACTTGCAGATGAAACTAATCCAGTCGGAAGTGTCATTTGTGCTTCCGTTGCAGTTGTTGTTCCTAGAGTGTATCTACCTCTAATGTGAACATTACTGCCAACTCTTCTATAGAAAAATGCAATATTAGTAACTGTTCCAAAGCCCGTAAATGTTGGAGTATATGAAGCCCATTCTGTATCGTTATTTACTGGTACTGTAACGCTCGTGCTAGTTAATGCTGCACTTGTAAGCTGAATCACAACATCATCGACATAAGTCTCTGGTAAGCCTGATTCTGCCAATGCTGAAATCGTATAAGAGATTGATGCGCAATTATTTGGTACATCAAAAGATGCTGATTGTTTTTGTGGAAGATCAGAGTTCTTCAATGTAACAGTTGCAGATGCAGTCGCAGCTTGTGAGATTGTAGCCGTTAAAGCTGAGATATTAATTGCCGTGATTAGTGTTCCTGTTGGAATACCTGATCCAGTGATTGTTTCGCCAACTTTAATCTTATTAATATCGCTTGAAGAGATGCCTGAAAGCGTTGTATTGCTGTTAGTTGTCGCTGTGATTGTAGATGAACCAAGCGTGATTGATTGCGAAAGGATTAGGTTTGCCGCATTTGTCTCGTCGTATACATTTAGTGTTACGTTTCCAGCCGTTGCAGATGAACGAACTTGAAAAGACATTGTTAAATTTTTGCCTTTGTACTTATTATCAACCGCTTTAATGTATTTAAAAGATTGAGTTGTAGCCGCTTGGTGAATTAAGCGAGCCGTTTTTGAACCTTGAATGACCGGAGAAGTTACAAGGGAAAGACCTGTCTGAATAAATTCAGATAATTGAGCAGAATCAAAACTTTGAGTCAGTAGGTTGTCAACACTTCCAACACCTGCTCCACCGATATTATTATCGATAATTGCTTGTTTAAGTGTTTTATTAATCGAACTTCCAGAGATATAAATTTGATCGTCTGTAATTAGATCAGCAATTGCACCGCCACCTGCGACTATCTCGGTTGAGTTCTTAACGCCTTTTCCCTGAATTTTAGACATAAATTATCCCTTAAATTTTATACGTTACTTTAATTTTATCACCTGCCACTAAGGTTAGCATATCGCCCGCAAAAGTAACCCTAGTTTTTCCACCTACTCCACCAGTTAAGCTGATTGAGTAGTCATCAGAAAGCCATTGAGGATTTGGAAAGCCTTTAACGTCAACTGAAATTACTTTAGTTGCTGTTATTAGAAGGTCAATATAACCTGCAGTAATATCACCAGCAATCAAAGTCTTATATTCATAATCAACTTGGCTTGCGTTAGTTGTAACGTATGATTTCATAGCTGAAACTGAAGCGGCTTGATCCGTTTCACTTCCTGCCGTACTGTTTACAACCGCAGCCGATTTTGCCCTTGCATCAGTAAAATATAAGTTAGTTCCTTCACTTAAATTTGTTGTAGATTTACCACTAAAAGCAGTGTCGAAACGTGTAGATGTATAATAAAGATTTGTGCCTTCAGAAATATCTGTTGTGCTTAAAACAACTATTCCAGTCGCACCATTTACAGAGTCAACTGCACCCGAAGTAATTTGGACATAAGCCGATCCACTCCATCTGTACTGCTTATTGGTGTCTAATGTAACGTAAATTTTCCCAGTCTCACCTGTCACTGGTAGTGCTGCGAAGTTTGCCGCTTCAACTACATCATCAACGTAAGAAGGTAAATAAGTTGAGCTTACTTTACCTGATCCATCTAACGGACAAACACCGCTATTGGCACCAACTGATGAAGTTGGGACATACGAACCCAATTGAGTTGAAACATAAGATTCTGTGGCAATATTAGAGCTAGAATATTGTGGAAGAATTGCAAATTCCCAAACATTACTAGCGTTAAGTCTAAAGATATTTATATCGGCTGAATTGGCTGCATTTCTTGCTCGTAGATATTCCATATTAGCGAGCTTGAATTTTGCTCCTGTGACTGAATCATCCGCTAGACCTCTGGTTAATAAAACGCTCATAAATTCCCCTTAAAAACTTAAAAAATGTATTCTTAAAATATCGCCTGTTAATAAAACGCCATCTAATCCTAATCCGTTCCAAGAAAGAACTGTCCCTGCAATAGTGAAATCCACACCATAAATTTGTGAACAAACACCTACCCAATCAAGTAAAACTTTTGTCGGCTCAACTGGTTCGACTGCTAGCGTGAACTGCTTTGCTGTTATCTCTCCACTAGTTAAGGTGTGATAATAAGTAAATTGACCATCAAGAGATGGGACTGGAATAGCAGTTGCACCTTCACTTAGATAAGCAATGTAAACTTTTTGCCCTAAGTTTGGCGCAGTCGTAAACGTGACAATCCCTAAGCTATAAGAGTAATCAGATTGCTCAACTAGAACACCATCCAAATAAACAAAAATACTTTCACTTGAAAGTGGCTGATATAAAATTGAAAAATTTGTATTTGATCCATTGACTGATTCGGGTGGAGTTTCTTGCCTTGCTATCGTTGTTTTGCCGATAGTTTTCCATGATGAAGTTGCACCATCATAAACACGAACCTCGTCTAAAGTTGTGTTGTAATAGATTTCTCCACCAGTTGGCGCTCCGTTAGCAGTAACAAAAGCACTATCTGAAATATACTGAACCAGCCTTGAAGCCGTTAAAGCTGAAATTTGTGGAGTTGTGTTAGACGAAAAACCGTCTGCAATGTCTAATAATCTCACTCAAACTCCCATAATTCAAAGGTAAGAGGATTCTGATCGTCGCTAGTTGGAATAGTTGAAACTGGAAATTTTAAGTCTTCGTGTTCTTTTACCCAACCAAGAAAGCAATTAGAATCAAAGGTGTATCCACTTGATGTTAATTTTAACTTATAGACACCATTTTTCAATGGTAAAACGTGCGGAAATTCCAAATCATAAACTAGATGAATAAAGTCATCAGTTGTCTGAAGTGCGCTATAAAGCTGATTAGATGTGAAAGACACACTTGAAATCGGAACTTCATTGCTCAATAGAGTAAAAGTAAAAGTACCACTAGGATTATTGTGAGCGTATAAATAAGGTCTAATACCATTAGCGTGAAATATTTTACCGCCAATAAGCTGAAATTCTTGAGAGATTTCATTGATTAATTCCTCGACTAATAGCTTCACATTGCCTCACTAACTGATGCGCTTAGTCCATATCTTGCGTAGGTAGAATTTGAAACGTCTGGAATTTGGTCAAAGAAAACTAGTCCGGAGTATCGATTAGGCTCAAGTGACATTGACTCGCAGCCTATTCTTAACCAAAATGGCTTTATGACTCCACAATAATCAGTAAGCTCATAAAAGTCCTCTATTTCTATCTTATAAAGATTAGAAAACCCAAACGAGAAACGCTTTTGAACTGACATGATGTCGATAAACTTTTGACCGTATTTGTTAGCTTGGATTTGGTGAAGGCTGTTATTACCATAGGTCCAGCCAAAATCGATTGATCTGCCATTTCCTATTAGTAACTGTTGCCCCATGAATATCTTGGAAACTTCCACGAAAGTTGTCCCATTAAAAGTTAATTTCCAGAATCTATAATTTTGCTCAGTAAATTCCTTTACTGCAATTTCATGCTCTTGATCTATTTCTGTGCTTATTGTTGTGCTGAAAGCTGGTGATGTGAAGTTGCTAGTGGCATTTGCCTCCACGACAACGTCTGTAAATCCCCACCCATTTTTGGTATGCGGCACAAGTAGAATTGAATCAATTGGTTCGACGGTTGTGAAGTCAAAAACAACTGAAACACTAGATGAATCAACACGGAACACTTTTGTTCTTCGGTCATCTTTTAAATTACTCGATGGAAAATAAACAGATTCAGAGCTTGGCGTAATGCCTGTCTGTGGTCTGTTAACTAAATTATAGTAATATAATTTCATAGGACAAAGCCTTGTCTAGTTTGATTTCTTACTGCCTTAGCGATTGTTCTTCCATCAACTTGAACTAGTATTGGCTGCGTCATCATTGCCATAAGCATTTCATCGCTATTATTCAAGAATGATTTTAGCTTACTTGCCGTGCTTCTATCCACAACTAATTCACCTGAAGTTAATCTAGCAGGAAATGAATCGTTATTGTATCCAGATGGAACTTGCTTTACAAATCCTTGACCACCTTCAGCAAAGCCAAAAGCTCTCTTGATTCCTCCACCAACTTTGCCTGGAATATTTAAAACAGCCTTAATCAAAGCCTCAGCAATGCGTGGAGCTTCTGAAATTAAAGCAGTCGTAAAGCTAATTGCTACTTGAGGCATCAATAAAGCTAGTTCCGTCAAAATTCTTGGAAGACCTTCGATAATTGCCCTAATAATGTTTGGAATTTTTGAAATTAAAGATTGAATCAATTGAGGAATATTTTCTATAAGTGTCTCAACGAATACAATTGCAGCCTCAATAAATCCCTCAATTAAGGATGGGATAGCTTGCACGAAAGATTCAACTAGCCCTCTAACGGCTTCAGGTCCACTAAAGAACGCTTCAGCTATTGGGCCAATTGCTTCACCTAATCCCGGAACAAGTGCATTAGCTCCGGCAGTCACACCAGATGTTAAAAGCTTTTTAGCACCTTCAGCACCTTGTAAAACATTTCCTGCAACACCAGCAAGCCCACCAATGAAAGCATTTCTCACTGCATCGCCTAATGCTTTAACAACTTGTGGCGATCCTAAACCTTTTGCTATTTGATCCCTTAAGCCTGAGATTGTATCAGTTGCGCCAATTAATCCATTTAATGGATCAGAAAAACCAACCTTAAACTCGCCTCTAATTTTCTTAAATAGTTCTAGTTCTTGGTTAAGAATAGTTAGTCCATTCTTTCTTTCTTTATTAGCATTTTTCTGTGATTGTAATTGCTCAATAAGAGCTTTTTGCTTTTGAGATTGAAGCAAAGCTTCTTGTTTCTCTTTAGAGATAGAGTCATCTTTTGCTTTATTAACTTCTTTATTAATCTTATTAATTGCAGCACTAAACACACTTGACTGAGTAAATGATGAAAGAATTGAATCAGTTGATTTCTTAAAGTCTATTGCGTTCTGTTTAAACTTATCAGTAAAAGCCGTTAACTTAAAACCGAAAACATTAAATCCTTTCTCGATCAATGTGAAGATTCCTAGGACTAATCCTCTTATTGAAAGCATTAGAGCCTTAATAGATTCAACCACTGCATTAATAACTTTATAGGAAATATCTGCTAATCTTAAGGCACCTTTAATAATTGAATCAAAGACGTTACCGCCTCCACTAGCTGACAATCTTAACTGATTTAATAGGTCTATGGTTATGCCAAAGATTTGATTTAATCCAGCTGACCCTGTGATTGACTTACCAATTGCAATTTGTAACTGTGTATAAACTGCGTTTAATTGAGTGACTTTCCCTGAATAGGTATCAAGCAACTTAGAGGCATCACCTGTAAAAATACTACTTTCATAAATAAAACCATTAACCCTTGCTTGTATTTTTTCCGCATCAGTTAATTGTCCAACTGTCTTACCAATTGAAGCCGCATATCTTCCCTCTAAAACTGAAAGGTTAGTAGTTACACCCACCGCATCAGCTTTAACTGAATTCCCGTTCTTAATCCCTTCAGTAGTTGCTACAACTGCTTGACCTAAAGAATAAAATTCCTGTCTATTGAAGGCAGCTGCATTTTTAAGAGCATTTAAAAGTTTAACCGCTGTCTGTAAATCTGTTCCAGTAGATAATATTTGCTTAAATGCCTGAGCGGCTTCATTGGCTGGAATTAAACCATCTGAAGTATAAGCTTTAATCGCTTCCTCAACCTTGCTAGTTTCAACACCAAAAGATTGAGCGACTGATTTAACACCAATCAAAGCGTTTTCAAAATTCATTGCTTCAGTAGTTGCTGACTTAAAGAAATCAACTACTAACCTAGCAGAAAATACACCTAACAAAGTTGCGCCAACTTGCTTTATTTGATTATTAAAAAAGCCAAATTCATCACTTGCATTACTAATTGATTTTTTAGTTTCCCTACCAAAGTCATAGAATTTGTAATTAACATCTTCCACGACTTTACTAGTCTTGGTAATTGTTTTATTGAATCTTTCTATTTCTGCGATTGCAAGATCAGCGACAAGATCAATTTTTATTTCTGTTGCCACGTTCTAAATCCTTTCGTTCTAGTTTACTAAACTCACTAGCAATTAAATTATAAACCTCGGCATCAAAACTTGAAAGACTTTCACCACTGAAACTATAGCCAATCTTTGCTAATTTCTCTTTATAGAGATAATCAGCAACGTATGGATAAGAACTATTTGAAAAGGCTATTCCATTCCAAACAGCTTTACATTGTTGCTTTATTTCTTCAGTGAGTTTCCCAAGGGAACACCATTGAGAATAATTCCAGCAACTTCATAGATAATGGCTAAACCTTCCTGATAAAATTCTAAGTCATCAATTGATTTTAACTCAACTCCTGACTCATGCTTTAATTCAACCTTACCAGCTTTTTGCTTTGCAAGATCAACCAACATTAGAACCTTGTCCGCATCATCAACCTTCACCCCATTATGAAATTCAGTTGATTTAACGATCGCCATTCTTTCAGAAAACTTGGGAATGTCTATTTCAACACTCCCACAAATTCCATCTTTATCGATATTTATAACGTGTTTCATTTTGTGCCTCTCAAAATAAAATTATTAAACGAAATTTAAGTAACACTCACCAAGACCATCAGCAACGTATGCCTTTAAAGTCATATTAAGAATCGCTAAACCATCAGAGTCATCAACTGAGAAGCTTGAAATCTTAGCAGTTGGAACGAAGATGTTAGCGCATTTTCCAGCCATCCAGTTTCCGCCTGATTTTTCACCAAAATTATAAGTGAAAGAAACATTTGAACCTTGTCTGAAAGATGTAAATTTAGAAACATCATACTTACTCAAAAGAGCTACAACCTCAACAGTCACTTCTCTTCCTGTAATGATTTTTCCTTGAACCCCACTTTCTTCACAAAGATCAGGGATCGGAGTGATTGTGTTTGAAAGTGTGAAGTTTACTGATCTTGCACCAAAGCAAGCAGTGTCACTTAATCCACCAAGCATCACTTCATTATTTTTTGCAACTAGTGGACTAGCAGCATCAAAAGCCGGAGCCTGTGGACTAACAAGAGAGATTCCATTATCAGCTAAATAAGAAAGTGAACCAGTATCATTTGCAGCAACATTAAAACCAATTAAAGAACCAATAGAGTTAGCAGCATTTGAACCTGTATTCCAAAGCAAGCTTAAAGTTCCACTCGCCTTAGCAATAGTAAACTTGCCAACTGAGCTAGAATAAGAAACTGTGATTCCAGAGCTTACTGCGTTCATTGCTGTTTGCAATGCAGCCGCTAGTTCATTAGGGTCTTTATAAGTTTTCTCAACTAGTGAAACAACTTTTACAGAACCATCATTGAAATCTAAATATTTGTTTGTAGCTTTAATAGTCATTGGGTCGAAATAATAAGCTGATCCCTCAACTGAAATAGAGCCATTAACGAACTGACCTGATTCTGCACTGATTGCTAATTCAGAAATCTTAGCTCCTGAAATCGCTTCAATTGCACCACCGTTACCACGGAAAAGCATAATTGAGAGAGATGGGTGAGAATTATCGGCTGGTTTATAAAGAACATCTTTTCCTAAATCAACACCTAAAGCAGGCGCAACCGAAAGAGCTTGTCCAATAGTAATATCATCACCTGAAACGCTTAACACGTTTCTCATTGAGTAACCGTTAACGCCATCCTTAACTAATAAGCATTGACCACGTTCAAAGTTAACACCTTCACCAACTCCAACCTTAACGATTAAAGTAGTTGATCCTGCAATTGTCGAATACTCAGAGGCAGCAATAGATTTCCCACCAAAAACTGATTCAAGAATTTCACCATAATCTGGCTCTTGACCTTCAACTCCTGAGTGTCTGATATAGTGGTCAAAACTAGCTGTTGGATTTTCACTTCCCAAAACTGTTTCACCTGCACCAATCGAATTTTTTAGTTCTGCACTTGTTAATTCTTCAAACTGTGGAGCAAAAGAGAATCCCTCTTGAAGTGCTACGTAATCAGTTGAAACCGTTGGGTTTACTAGAACGCCTTCAGTTACCTCTTTCTTAACTGCAAGAACCGATGCTTTGTTGTTAATTGATGCCATGTTTTATGCTCCTATGTTTTCTAAGTATTCTAATTCAAATTGGCTTCTAAGCATAAGATAATTTTCTGATGATTCGTCGCCGTTTCCAAACACAAATTCTATTCCATTGTCCGACAAAAAGATAAACTTATCAATGCCATTTGCTGACTCTTGTGGCATTGCCTCAAATAACTTGATTAACTTGTGTTGATCTTCCAAAAGCGTCTTTGTGGCTGTGTCTTTAATAATCGAATCTAGGTTGGTCCCTAGTTGCTTGATTGTCTGAGTTACAGTCACGGTTCTTGAGATCGAAATAAAGCACGATAAAGCTCTCTGGTTATTACTGGCATTACCAAGAAAGAACCCGATGCCTCTCTTAAGCCTTAATTCATCATTTTCTTCTGGGATATATGGATTAATCAAATAAGAGTAAGTCGATGATGGGAACTCAGTTTGCAAGTTATTGTTCAAAGCGTCGAAAATGTCACTAATCTTACTCATCGGACTATTCTCACAGTCTTAAATTGAATCTCGCCCTCATCAACCATCCCATTATTATTAATGTCAAAAGTAAAGCGTCTTAGGTTGATTGCCTTTTCATACTCAAGTTCCTTTCTGATTCTTTTTTCTTCATAGGCTTTACCAAGATTTGAATAAATCAAAGCAAGCGTTTTCATGTCGCAAGCCATTGAGACATCGTCAAATCTAAGCACTTGTCCTCTTGAAATAACTAATCCCTTAGATTTAAGATCAGCTAACATGATTTCAGAAGCTGTAATGACTTCCTTGATCCAGTTAGTTTTTCCAGATTCAAAAGCTGGCATAAAGCTATTAATCTCAATATCATACTTATTAAGCTGTTGTGAGTCTGTAAATGTATAAGAAATCTTATTTACATCAGTTCCAATTGATAAATTTGCATCAACTTTTAATCTAATCCAAAAGCAGTCATAAATAGTAAAACCATTTAATTCTGGTGGAGTAGTTGAGTTTGATTCGCTTGTATCAGATACTCTGGACCATGCGTTTTTATCTTTAAT